TGAAAACGTGTAACATAGTCGTAGTGTGCCGCCGCATTCGACTGATATTCAATGTGACGCGCAATGCCATCCCACATTCTCGCGCTTTCCGAAGTCGCGCCATTTCCTGCCGCACGATACTTAATGCTCGGCTTATTCATCTTTGCATCATTAATGATGTTCAGATTATGCTGCCGGGTTTTGTTGATCGTAAGTGCCGGGCGTTCTTCGCGCTGGCGGTCACTCCACATTCTTGTCGGCCACTGATATTTGTTATCTGCGTCCGCGTTAGCAAAACGCAAATCATCCATAAAAAGACGGCGAGCGTAGCTTTCCCACGCAACGCACCGATCAAAACGATCCTGCGCACGGCGAAGAATTTTGCTATGTTTTTCGAAATCTTTTTCGTTCTTCGCCATTTACGCCATCCATCCCAGGCTCTCGCCTATGCTTTGAAATGCACCCTTTAATCCACTATGTTTTTTCAGGGCGCTCGAAATTTTACGGCTTTTTCTATCACCGCCACGATCACTTGACGCAATTGCCATATAACGGAAAGCATCGGCGGCATGAGACGACCAATCGTGCACAGGTTCATTTGAGAGAATTTCTTTATCCGGGTCTTCAGCGTAGTGGTAGTGACGAAGTGAATGCAGAAGCCCCTTTTCACACCGTGACGCGTCGAACCAGCAAGTCGGGAAAATCCCTCTCGCCGCAATAATTCCGTCAACCTTACTTAATCTCGGGACAATCCGCACTCGAAAACCCGCTTCTCGCATTTGTTCTTCGATTGACTTTTTCGATCCAAGCGTTTTTGCGCGAGCATCATGAGGAAGCCAGCAATCACCATATTCATACAATTCACCATTTGAGCCATAGCGTGACCGCAGCACATGAATGTAGTGATCGAGACCTTTTAAGCGGTTTTGGTAAAAGTCAATCACTCGCCGTTGCATTCCGACATATTGCTCAAAGATGATCGCGGTGCTATCAGAACGCCCAAGATCGAAATACAAATTCACACTCGAACTTGCATGGTGCGGAACATGCGTAATTCGTCCTTCTTCAGCGCAATCACGAAGTTCATCCGCATAAACCGCGCCTTCAAGGCTTTTTCGACATTCACCTTCCCAAACATGCAAATAAGCGTCACGGTCACGGGCTTTAAGGTCCAGCATTTCCTGCTTCAAAACCGTCGGAAACCACGGATTGTCACGCCAAGAAATCTTCTGCACAATCGCATTTTTCGGCGGATGAAGCACAAATCTTACATAAGTATCATCGCTTTCAAGTTCTGGGTTGAAAGATGCCCAGATTTCTGACCCTTCTTTTCTGATCGTCGGGATTAAAACGTCCCAAGAATTTTTTGTGACCTTATTAGCTTCTTCAACCCAGCAAATGTCCACACCTTCATAAGACTTAATTTTGGTGACATTGTTCCGAATGCCTTCAAAAGAAAATTCAGAGCCAGTCGAAGGACAATAAATTCTTGCCTGTTCGATTTGATAAAAACCTTGTAAGCCAAGAAGCTCAATTTGATCGCTCAGCACACGATGCACCGAGTCTCGAATTGAATTTTGCAACTCACGAGCACAAAGAATACGAAGGGGGCGTTTTGCTGCTAAAATAACGAGCGCTCTTGCAATTCCCCACGATTTTGCCCCGCCTCTCCCTCCATACAAAACTCTATACCGCACAGGCAAACCATTAACCTGTGGCCAGAAAAGACATTGAAGCTTTTCTGGCCACTCAATAACTTTTGCGTTTTGTGTTGTTAGGTCCACTTGTTATTGACTTTCTAATGGGTCTATTTTTTCTTCATCATCTTTTTATTATACGAGGCAAGACCCTTTTTGTCCATCGCCATATCTTTCGCGGACCCCTCTTTTACGCCCTTTGCCTTCATTTTCTTATCCTTAGCTTTGTCCATCGGGCTGCGTTCCCATTCGGCCATCGTCATCTTCTTTCCACACTTAGCCATTACTTATCTCCTTTTCTGTCTAACAATTTGAACCCGATCTGCAATGACAGATAAATGCAGCCGAGAATTGGGGCTAAAAGTGCAGCAATATCTGAATATGGTTTTATCATCGTCATCCACCAAGGAGAAGAAATCATTGCGGCAGAAACAATTCCTCCAATTTTTTCACTTGTTGTGGAAAAAATATCATTCCAGTTCATAAAATGTTCAGGCGGAGTTCTCAGCGGCATTTCACTTTCCCTCATTTTAGTTAGAAAACCCATTTACGCAATCGACTTACCGTCGATGCTCCTTTTTTTGTAAAAATCCATCCAAGATTATTTCCGGCATTTATATTGCCGTTTATAAAATATGATTGCCATCTTGCCCCTCCAGATGCAATAGAGTCTTTTATGCTACAAAAAGCCACGTTTACGACACCAGTTAAATCGGACAAAGTAAATTGCGTGCCCGCAACAGAACTTTGCAAAGTCAACAATTTTCCAGCAGTTCCCGCAGCCGTAAAAGAAGACACTGCTTGAGTTGTGCCTGCTGTAAATGTAATAGTAGTAGAACCAGTTGACCTATATGTATTTGTAATATCCCGAAAAGCATTAGACCCGCTAATTATCAGCTCTCCAGAGCCGCCTTGATTAAGAATAGGCCATGACGCCCCGCCGCCAGCAAATGTTTTAGTGCTGGAGCTTGTCATGCTTATTACGCCATTACCTGTGACGGTAAGATTTGTTATAGTTGCGCAATTCCAAGCAGTTCCAGACCCAGAAACTGTCCAAGTGCCCGATCCAATTGCCAATGTTCGACTGACACTGCCACTACTGGATAAGGTAGAAATTGATACATTATTGCCGTTCGCGTTAAATACCCCCGCGTCAATGGTCAAGCCATACGTTGGGTTTATGGTCAGCGAATCACCAAGAACCCATGTGCCAGAATTGTCTTGCAACACGGGATTATTGATCGTTTTTCCGTTTGTGATAAGTGTGCTAGTTGACCCGGAAGTAACGTTTCTTAATGTTAAATTAAAATTTCCAGCAGTTAAAGTCATGCCGGTTGAAAAAGTTAAGTTTCCATTAATAAATTTTGTTCCGGCAGCTAAAGTTCCAGAAAAACCTGTAAAATCTAAAGCACGAACGCGAGCAGAACTCATTCCAATAACGTCAGAACCGCCTAAAACATTAAATGAAATTGTATTTTCGGCCGCAACGCTGGTGGCTGCAATTGTTCGTGTTCCAGTGCTGCTTGTAGATGTTAAATCAATAACTGGCGTTCCAGACACGCTGCATGAGGTCGTTTGCGTAAAAACCGTTGTCGAGTTTCCAGCAATCTGAATTTTATTAGAGCCAAAAGCTAGTGTTCCTGTATATCCTGATAAATTAAGAGTCAAACAAGGAGCGACAATTTCAAGAGTGCAGGTTCCACCGCCTGACGATGAATTAAAAAAAACAGCATCGGCCGCTGTAGGAACGCTCTCGCCTCCAGCGCCGCCGCTGCTTGCAGCCCAATTTGTAGTATTTGAAGCGTCCCATGCCCCAGAACCACCAACCCAATATCTATCAGCCATATTGGTGATCCTTACTGATTAGAGCCTATAGCTTGGAAATACAGCTCTCGGGAGAATCCGGTTTTGTTTTCCAGTAACCACGAGCTAGAACCTGCATCCCAATACACGTTTAATTTTGCTGCGGTTCCTTGTGTCGCGCTATATGTCCCATCGTTATAAATAAACGTAATGGTCTTTGTTGTGGCCAAAAAAGCAATGATGGCTACTTTGCTTCGACTATCATTTATAATTCCAACAACGGAAGCTCCGGCGGCCAGAGGCAAAGTTATTACTGTTGGATCAGGAGCGTCTACAGTAATAACACCTTGGTTAATAGGCACTCCAATTATATAATCGCGCCTGTATGCTGATGTCGATGCGCTGTAAAGCGCCGTGCTATATAAAATGCCCGCAGTAACAGCACCACGAACGCCATTGATTAAAGTAAAATCAACAATAGACGCAGTAGAGCCTGTTTGCCAAAAACAATTGTTTATCTGTAGGCGTTCGTTGCCTGTGATTTTCTCTATATCCAAAGCTTTTCGAGAGTTTGAAAGCCAAACGCAACTATCAAGCGTTATGTCGCGGAAGCGTCTAAAATAATATCCTTGGCCTATTTCTCCCATATAAATGTTTTTGAAGCTTATATTCGTGACTTCAGATACGCTTCCTTGGTCAAAATAAAAACCATATCCAGTGTCCTCAAGACCTTCTGTTCCTTCCCATCTAACATTTTCTATATTCAATGCGTAAGATGCACCGTCTGCGGCTAAAGTAGAATTGTCATAATACATTCCATATTTACCATTGAGCCACGCTTGGTAGCCCGTAAACGACACGTTGGAGAAATTTGCCCCAGGCTCAAAAAAGAAATTAGCTCTCGTGTAGTCCGGGGGAGTTGTGTAAAAACCAGCACACGATGTCAGAATATTATTAAAGTTGCACTGGTCCAAAGAAAGCGATGGAAAATTTGTATTCCTAGCAATTGAGAAAGGCGTGTCTGCGGCTAAATACAAGTTGCCGAACGACATGGAGTCTCGGCCGCGAGTTCTGATGCCTATAGAATTGTTGCCGCTCCATTGGCTGCTCGCACCAACCGCGATGCTGTCAACCTCCAGCAGAGTGCAGTCCTTAAACTCAATGGCGGTTTTTTTGTGAGTTTGATCGTTTGTAAAAAAATTCATTCCTTTTATGGAATTTTGAACCATGATGCCGTCGTCTGTCGATCCTTCTCCGCCCTTGCCAAAGAAAAAGCAGATGTCATCGGCAGTAGGATTAAATAAAATTTGTGTAGCCCAGACACCCGCGCCATATAAATGCAATCTATTTTGCACTATAGATATTGTGCTGGTTATTTTATATATTCCGGGAGGGAAAAATATTGCGCCATTCCCAGAAGTAAAAACATTAATAGCCGCTTGTATTCTAGCAGTAGAGTCTGCTACGCCGGACCTATCCGCCCCAAACCACAATACATTGATTGGCGTATCATAAATACGCAACCATGCCGATGAACCATTTCCTCCTGTCGGAAGAATAATCGTTCCGCCGTTATCGACATACGTGCCCGGAGCCGCACCAGTTACGCCATAAAATTGTCCCCCACCGCCATCGCCAACCGCATAATACCCAGCAACATCTATAGTTTGTAGCGCCACTGGCTGCAACGCTTTCAGCGCAGGCGTAACAGTCTGCGCAGATAATTGCGTCGGCAAAGAATACGAAAACATCCACTGTTTTAAGTCAACTGCAAAAATATAAAGAGTTTGATAAGCAGGTAAAACAGTGCCAACATTTCCAGGCACGCCACCAATTGTTGAGCCTCCAGCGGCATACACAATAACAGGATTTGCCGTTGAATTACTTACAACTAAAACTTTTCCCGGTAACGCTTGTGGAATAGTTATTCCAGCATTTGGCGCAGCAGACGTAATATTTGTAATCGCGTCAATAACCACAACCGACGTATTAACATTTCCCCCAGCCGTCGCAGTGACAGAAGTAGTCGTAGACCATTGCGGATTTCCGAGCTTTTTATTCAGCTCAGTTCCGTCAATCAGCCTATAGCCATCTATAAACGATTGGGGGGTCGTAGTTTCCATCATTAACCTTGCAATATGCCGAGAGTGACGCTCATATCCGAAGTAGAAGCAAGCGCCGCCGTCGCCGCACTCGGAACAACTACAGCATATAAATTTGATGAAGTTCCAAGAAGTGCTTTCGCAATTCCATCCAGATTATAAATCGTATGCGTGCCCAACACGCTACTTGCTAATGTCAATTGGTAAATGCCAAGAAGAATTGCAGAGTCCGCCGCAGCAATCGCCGCAACATTTCCATTTGTAAAAGTGCCCGCAGGACTCGCAGAGAAAATCGCAACATTAATTGCCGCAGTCTGCACGGACCCTTTAAACTTAACCGCAATACTTTCCAAAATTCCACCGTATTGCGCATTCGCAGACAAAATAAGCGGAAAAGTCATAATTCCGCCCATCACCACATTCGAATTATACACACCTGCCGTGACAGTCGGTGTCACACTGACTTCATAAACTCCTTGGGGAAGGGCGTTAATGGCAATTGAGCCAATCGGCGCTCCACCTCCAGAAGCCGAAGCCATGGCAAACGCATATGTTCCGTCTCCCAAATTAACTAATTTGATCGGAACGCCTGTTTGATACCCGAAAAAATCTGCGTCTGCCATTTGAAAATCTCCTAAAAGAAGAGGGGCTTTTGCCCCTCTGGAAATTAATTATAAGCCCAAGCATAAGTCGTCGCGCCGCCCGTATTCGTGCAAAACACAACACGAGTGACTGCGCCCGTTCCGCTGACCGCCGAGCCGTAAGTGCCCGTCGCATACGCCGTGCCATTGCTGACCAAAGCAACCGAACCAAACGTCGTTGCATCACACGTAGGCAGGAGCGCAATCGTCGAAGTCGGCAGCTTCATGTAACTTGTGACAGTCGGAGCCGTCAGCACATACGCTTTAAGCTGCTGCATCTGGATCATTTCGGTCTGCGGGTTTACACCGCCACCGCCCGAAGTCATCGCAGTTGAAGCAACTGTCTGTGAATTATTGACGGTCCAAGTGCCGCCAGCTCCCGACAAAATCACCGTGCCCGGTGCGATGTTCGCACCACGCAAATTCTGGCCAGCGTAGATTGAACCAGTGATGGCCGTCGCCGTCAAAGTCGTCCCGGAAATCGAGCCGGTGAATGACGCCATGGTGGCAACATCGCCCGTGTCGGCGGGGACATACTCAAAACCGGAAAGAGGGGCAGCCGCAAGCGGATAACCCGGAAACTGTCCGGCAGCAAAAGCAGCATTCGAAGCCATTACAGCCAAAATGCCGCCAAGAAAACCAATCTTTTTCATATTTCTCGCCTCTTAGCCTATGGCCGCGACACAGGCACGGCTCAATTTACATGGTGGAGCTTAGGCGAAAGAAAGTCAACGCGATTTATTCAAAAATATGACTAAAATGGCTTTAACCTAACAAAAATTTTAACGTATTATGAAGTAAAACTACAATAATTCCTGCGCACACAATTTGAAGCACAGAATAAACGAAAAATTCCCAATCCGGCGGCATTATATCGGGTTTCTTTCAAGCCAATGCAAGATTGGAATGATTTTTTGCGTTTCTGCCCTCATAATCGCCCCTTTCAACGTGGTTTCGACGAGTGAAAGGTCTGGAGTTTTGCTTAAATGTCTTGCCGCTACAATTCCAAGCGGCTTTTTATCTGGCCAAACTGTCTGTGCGATTGGAAAATACAACTCTTGAAGCTGGGCAATGCCTTGTTCAACATTCGTCAACTTGCATTCAATAATCACAATTCTTTTTTGCCCCTCTATAAAGAGGTCCATTTGACAATGTCCCGGCCCGTTCAAGTCCTTAAACTCAAACCATTGGCCGTGTTCTGCACGTGGAATGGCCGCAGCAAGAGCTTTTTCGTATCGTAGTCCCGCAGCCTTCGCCCCTCTCGGCCTTGCTTTCGAAATATGTGCTGGTCGCAAACACATCGCAGCGTATTCCAATCCAACTACGCTGCGAAAAGTCATATCAAGCGCCCTTTTTCCCTTTCGGATCAATCCAAACTAACACTTTTTCCATTTTAATTTCAACCATTAAACAAGAATCTGGATAGATTTTTGGGTCAAAAGTCAAAAATCCATGGGCGCGAAGCGGGAACGGCCCGTCCTCTACAGGCACCAATTTGAACCATTCCCCTTCCGGCTCTAATCTAAATCGCATGGCTCACTTCTTCTTGACTTTTGCAGGGAGCTTTTTCATCGCGCCCTTTCCTTTCACCTCATACTCTCGCCCGACGCTTTGTGGAATACCCAAACGCTTTGCCGCTTTCGGGTCATGCGCAACCATCGCCATCATTTTCGCCTGTGCTTTACTTTTTGCGGGCATCATCAAACTCCTGTCATCGTTACAATTATCGAAGGAATCGCAGGTCTTGCTGGACTTACACCCGGAACATCCGCCTGCGCTGCTCTCGCAAACAATCGCATGGTAACATCTGCCGACCACCATGCTAATTCCAGATAATCACCCGCAGCTAACATTAACACAAAATTCCACGCCGCGACAACTTTCGCGTTATTGTTATTCGCATCACTCGACGTATTTGTCCAATCCAACGCCTGCCCGTTTTTCTTCAGCCAGATTTCAAAAGTATCCTGTCCGGAGTCCGTTTTGTCGAACTGCGCGGAAAACTGTAAGTTGTAGACCCCTGATCTCGTGACAGTAATTTTTGACCCACCAACAATACTAATGCCCAATGACGAGTCTACCGTGTTAAACGTCATGATTTGTTCATTCGCAGCCGTCGCAGGAGGTGATGAAGGCTGGATCGTCGTATCATACGCGGAAATATAATCACTTGCAGCAGATGAAGCGATTGGTAAAAATGAATAAGTCCATTTCCTAAGTTCCTGTGCGACGAACAAACATGCAGATGTTCCTCGCTGCAAAATCCCAACGTCCCCAGACACTCCATCAATCATTGAGTTTCCATCAGCAAACACCCGCATATCTGTGGCAGAATTATTATAAACCAGCATGATCTTGCCGGGGAGCGCAACAGGCAATGTCACGCCCGCACCAATTGCCCCGACTGTCGCAACATTCGCCACACTTTCCACAATTTTTGTGCTTGTCAGGCGGGTCCCGCCTACCGTCGCCTCAAGAGGCTTAGTCGTGCCCCAGACCGGAGCGCCGAACAATTCGTCAAGTGTCTGCCCGTCGAAAAGCCTTTTACCAAAATCGAGTGCTTGTGGGAAAGTCATTTTGTGGCCTTTTTCGCCGGAAGCCATTTGCATTTCAGCGCGACGCCTACGGCGTTATGTTCTCGAATTTGCGCGATTGTCGGGGCTGTGTCGTGGCGGGAATAGTAAATGGCGCGAGCAGCAGTGCAAAAATCCGCGCCCTTCGGCACGTCAATCTCTGAGGAACGGGTCGTCTGACACGCCGCCAGTGCGAGGCTCACGCACACGACCAGCATCAAGCGCCCGTTGTTCTTCTCGCGCCGCAAGGGCAATTCGGTTCGCGTCAGCGTTGGCTTGTAAAATGTCATTTTCCGCCTCCGCCTGCCCAGCCTTTTTCAGCCGTGCCCCTTCCGACCATTCAAAAAACTTACTCACGGCACCGAAAAGCGCCGTGAGTGCTGATAGAATGGAGTGAATCACTTCACGCCTGCAACATTAGCGTCTTTCGCCGCCATGCCCGCAAAACCTGCCATGAGTGTGGGGATGTCGTTGAAATCCACAGCCCCTGCAGACGCCCATTTCGCAAGCACACCCATAACCGCCGCCAGTCCCAGAATTGTCGTTTTCCAAGAAACCAGCATATTCGTAATCACGTTCATTTCTTCCTCCTACTTAGTCAGCACAAGCGCCATACCAAACAACATCAAGATTGCCGCTACCGCAAACGCAACAAACAATATTGTTTCTTTTATCATGGTTTTTCTCGTGCCTGTCGAAATGCGTCTTGGAAAGACCGAGCATACCCGGCAACCAGTTTCGCGCGGTCAGTTTTATTAATAATACGACGAGCATTTACAAAATCGACCCGCCCCGGACGGATATAATCCGAAAGTTTTTTACCAGTGAAAATTCCGGTAACCATTCCTTCAAAAGCCGCCCGCAACGCAATCGGCCAAGTCATTAAGTCGCCGGGCTTTTTCGCCCCAAACTTCCGCGCGTTTTCTTCCCAAGTGACTTGAACGATTCCTTCCCCTACCCACGGATAATACTTTTTTGTCCGCAGATACCGTTCCCCGCCCATTTCTCTGATCGGCTGCATTTTATGCGCAGTTTCATGCACAACAGTCGCAAGCAAATACGCCAATTCATCGTCCGACATTTTCGGCCAATTGCTTTCTCGGTAATCAAGGATTTTTGTAATCCCTTCAACCTGCGACTGCGTAAATCGCCCGCCAAACACACTTTGCCGAACGCGATTGAAAAAATATTCTCTATTCATTTTTTCCTCGCCGCTCGCATGTTATCCACAAGATTAGGATAAGGGCGGCCCGCTTTTTTCGCCGCCCGTTTCGCATTTACTTTTTGCGCAGTCGATAGCTTTTTCGGTTTCGGCAAATCAGCGGGACGCGATTTTTCCCAAATTTCTTTCATCTCAGCATTTCCACGCACGAAGCGAAAGGGCTTTGCGAGTTGGCTTGCCTTTTTCGTCTTTCATCGGCCCCGGCATTCCACCCATACGAGCGCAAAAACTTTTCCGTCTCGCCGCATCTTTTTCGTTTTTCGGGTTCGGCGCAGGCGGTTTTAGCCCCGGTTTGCCTTCGGCCTTCGCTTTCGCGTTGTAAGACGCACGACCTTTCGCGTTTAGCCCGCCCTTCGGGTCTTGTCCCTCTTTTCGAGTCCATGCTGGAGTTTTAGGCATTTGGATTAAACCTTTTTGCCAGGTATTCCGCCCGAAGCGTGTCCCGTTCCAGAGCTTCCGCTTCGCGTTGCGCGCTCGCTGCTTCGGCTGCTTTAATTTTTGCTTGCGCGATGTCAGCGTGAGAAGGCTTTGGTGTAGGAGTGTGGGGCACGAACGGTTCCCCGTCAACATCTAATCCGGGAGGCATTCCCAATTTGTCCGCAAGAATGGGCCTAGCCTCCAGCGGGCGCACTTCCCCATAACCATCAAGGGGGGCCGTAGACAAGGCCGGTGCCACGGGTGCAAGCGTTGCTTCTAATGTCTGCGGCGCGTCATGCACGGGCGACACAAAATTAATTTGCAGCGCAAGCCCATTCCCTCCCCCACTAACAATCGTCTGTTGCGGAGCAGGCCCGCCTTTCGCTGTCGGTATCGATCGATCCGCCATACTCGTAAAAAGGTCCAGCAATTCCCGCTTCGTAAACTTATCCGGCTCCCGTTCAAACCGTTCCTGCAATTCCTCCAGCACACTCGTCCCAAACGCCGCCATCCGAGCGTGAACATCAACATAAACTTGATGAAGTTCTTCCGCGTAAAACGCAACAAGTTCCTGAAAAGCCGGGTCGTTTTTCAAATCCGAAATCACCGATTGCCGGTAACCTGTAAGCTGCGAACACTCCAAAAGTGTTTTCCCCGACGCAACCGCCTTTGCAAGCATATGATGATTATATCGAAGCGCTTTAATCCGGTGCCCCCCTTTCCGCCCATCCCCCGGCGTCCACATATTCGCAATATCCAGCTCCGTGAGCCGCCGTGGTTCTCCGTAAAAAACCGGGGCAGGGCGGCGTCCGCGTCCGGGCGGCGTAACATACATTTGAGTGCTCCAAGCGGGGTGGTAGGCGCGGTGCGCCTCTGGAGCATGATAGTGGATAGTGGGGTAAAAAGCAAGACTGGGAAATGACGCAAAAGGTTAGGGTAAAATAGGTCCATCACTTAATTTTTCACTAGTATAAATGTGGTATGGGCTAAGCATTACTCCAATCCCAATCTAGGCCAGTCCCCCCTCGACCTTCGGTCGATCTCGTTTGAAAGAAAGGAGCCCCGAAGGGCTCCCTTACCAGAGCAAGATAGCAAGCTTGATTAAATAACTTTCATCTGGTGCGATCATCATATCAGCGACTTGATGATAAATCCACGCCCAGACATGTTCATCCTGTTGCATGATTTTCCCTTTTCAAAAAGCCCGGCCTTGCGCCCATGAAAGAACCTTACAAGGTTAGGCCCACGATGTCAACTCAAAATTTTCTATTGACATCGAGCCTCAACATGTTTAGGTTAAACCCACAACGCAAAATTGCGTTGCGCTTTTTGAAAATCAAATCCGTCCATCACAACAGGAGCCATACAATGGTTAATGTCACACTAACTTATGGTGATCGTTCGGTTGAATTTTCCGACCTACCGGAAAACTCACAAGAACATCTTGTACGCCTTGGCTTTTCAACCGCGATCAAAAATTCCATCGCGGGCGTCAAAGCCGGAATTCTTGGTAACGGCGCTAATCCTTGGAGCGATGCCGATATTGAGGAAGAGGCGCGGGCCGCCGGGTTAACGGTTTGGGGCCGTGACGAAGCAACGGCGCTTGCAATTTGCGCCGCTTTGCAAACGCGCATGTTCGACTCGATCGTATCCGGCGAAACCAAAGCGCCTCGCACAAGAACACCGAAGCTTTCGGATGATGACAAATTGCGGCGCGACATCGCAATCTCGCTTTTGCGTGCCGCGGCGGCGAAACAGGGCAAGGAACTTCCCGCCGGTTGGCAAACTAACGCCAAGAAAGAAGATAAATCTTCGTTCGACGCATGGCTTTCCGACATGATCGCGAAATCCGACAAGCTTCGCGCCACCGTCGAAAAGGAATTTACGAAGCGCAAGAAAGAGATGGAGAAGGCAGGCGAGGGGCTGGACGATATTTTCGCCTGAAAACAATGACTTGCAACCCGCCGGGAGAAATTCCGGCGGGATTTTTGTTGCGTGAGGGCAAACATTATCGGGCGATTGTGTCGGGTTATAACGCGGGGATATATTTTTTTCGACCATATAGGGGTCCATACCCTGGTCACTGACTAATGGGCTTAACCTTTTCGTGAGACTTTCTCTCTTTCTCTCTCTATATATATTTTGAGAGAGAGAAAGAGAATAGACCCACTAGACAGTCAATGACAGATGGACCTACCCTCAGACACACCAATGACCCCATACCCACCCAACAGGTCAAAAAAAATGTATCCCCGCGACATGACCCTCCGCAATGACCCCTTGACAATTCCCTCCTACCCGCCTATCATCATGGACCTAACCAATACCCACATCGAAACAACCTGTGAGGTAACACTATGCGAGGGATAAAGACCCTATACATCGATCAGTGCGGTAATCAGTTTACTGCCAGCACTGTGAAGGAACTACGCAGCCAAATTCCCGGCAGGTGCACTCGAATGTATATCGACCGCAAGGACGGGAGCACTCTGCATATCGGGTATGTCATTGGCAGGCATTGGCTTACGGCATACCGCCGCGTCGAAACCCCTGCGTAACAACCCACAAGGAGCCCAAACCGTGGCTGACCTATACGCCTCCGACGCCCGCGGCGTCTACATCCCGCAATATTTTGCGCAATCCGTGAACCGTAACCTAGTAATTGGCGTCGAGCCGGAAGACTACCAAACCCTCGAAGCCGGCCCAGACGCGCCCTACTACTGGGATACATGGCAGCACGTCTGTGACCACGCCAGCATTTCCAACCCGAAAGGCGGCCCTCACGGCTATCTTTACCAATCTGGCGACTTATGGATAATCTGGGGCGACTCCGACCCCGACGCCTCAAATCTCTGCCCCGACCTCTAATCCGAAAGGCTTCGCCATGCCTCTCTCAATATGGACTCGCCCTAACAACTACACCGGCCCGGAATGGTCGGACTATTATGTTTTCTTGTCCCAAACTCGCGACAGCGACACGCTAACCCGCAGCAATTTTATTTGCGCCCTTGAACAAGTAGGAGGCGAAAGCGAAACAGTCATCGTCGTTAACGAGTCCCATTGGGCGGTCGGCTGGATTGAATGGATTGCAATCCACAAAGACGACGCAAAGTCACTAGCAATCGCAGAAGACATCGCAGAAGCTTTAGAAAGCTATCCAGTTGTCAACGAGGACCATTGGAGCGAATTAGAATGGAATGAAGCCTGCGATTTTTGGGAAAGCCTATCTATCTCCGAACGGATTGCCTATTGCAAAGATGTCGGACTTTCCATTTTCGCTGCCCGTAGCTCCACAATTCCTCCCGACGACAACGGCGCATTATACGACCTTTTAACCCGCCATTAAAAAGGACACAAAACCATGACATCACAACCCGAAACAATTACCCGCGCAATCGACGCAGCGTTGCGCAAAGCTATCGACGCAGAAAATCGTGCACATCACTTGTTCCGCGCCGGAGATTTTGTTACGGCAAAATCATTTCAAATGATAGCGCGGAGCTGGCTGGATGACGCCATTATACTTGAGCAGCGACCGACGGGAGAAGGCGCCGCCAGACTAATTCGCGAATTGCTTGCATAACAGGGACTCCCCAAATGGCCATAACACAATCCCGCATGATTGAGCTAATCCGCATTGCGGACGCCCTCACAACCACAATCCTCTTTCACAAGGAACAAATCTATTCAATAATAACGGCTCTCCCGCAGGACTTGCCTCGCGACGACTTAATCAGCGCCGTGCGTTCAATTCAAACTCTTACTCATTCTTTATCCATCTCCCCTTCCCACCTAAACACTCTCGCAGCCGAACGGGCGCATTTCAAACTAAACGCACGTCGTAATGACCGAATTGCGAAAAAAGCTCGCCAACGACGCGGAGTCGCGCTAGACGCTATCAGCGCAACAGCGCCACAATCTCTCACGTCAAAACCCACCCCACAACCAGATTTACCCGCTATCGTTCATTCCCTTTCCTCCCGCAAAATCGAAATAAACAAAATCCACAAAAAATTTAACATGCCTGAACCATACTCAAACCCGCACAATGACACAGAACCGCTTTTGCCTGAACACAATGAAATGGCCTAGCTCGCCATTTTTCTCTTGACCTTAGGTCCATTATATGCCATAACCAAAGGGTAAAGGCCAAAAGCCTTTATCGCAACCCCTCACGGACACTTGCACCATGGCCACGAACAACCGCTCCAGCCGATATCAAAAGAAAATTCGCCGCACAATGCGCCAGCTTTCACCTTTTACGCAAGAGCCAAATGGCCAAGTTTCATGGTCGCCACAGCCCGGCGATTATTACCTTGTCACCGGCACAACCCGTTCCGGGAAGCGTTTTCGTTTTCAAACGGACAAATGGCCCCTTGCCGCCGCAATCAATGTCTGGCACGGCACGAAATGGCTCGTCCGTGACGGCCAACGCTTCTCAATCCAGCGTATTTACAACTAACCCACTTCTGCCCCTGCAGCTATGGAGCCTTCTATGCGCCTTTTCGACTTTTCCCCTACCACCTCCGAACGCCACGCCATAAACAAAGGCTTTTACCGTATCGAAGAATTGACCGGACACAATTCCTCTTGCGCGCGCTACGCGCGAGATGAACATCTCGGCTATGGCAACCGTCACGACCGCATCCCACTAATCGCCGCTCGCGGCCTTTGTTCTAAATGGTTTCTTGAGGGCCTTTATTCTCCCGACATCCTTCTCCGCGACTCTTACTATCTTCGCCCGGCTGCAGTTTGGTTTCAGGGTTACGCAGCGAATTTCGCAAACACTTACGCCGGGAAATTTCCCGATATTTCCGCAATCGAATTTGGTGCGGCAGCCTATAAATCCGCTTTCGACCGAATGCTCGACCCAACCGCTAAACAACGGAGCGCTTGACATGCTCACAGTCAAAGGACTTGACTCTGCAACAAATACAGAAGTCTGCTTGTATTCTTGCACCCTGCTCTCCGATGCAATCCGCTGGGCGCACGGTTACACGCGCCGTGATAATGGCGGATACGACACGATCATCGTTAACGACGCCAGCGGCGCGACCGTTTATACCATCCCTTCCGCTCCCGCCGATACAAACTTTTAACCCAGAGCAACGTCATGCCTTTAGAAAAAAGATACGTCGCTTGCTTCAAATGTGAAGAAGTAAAAGATTTTTTAGGAAAAATTTTGATAAAAGATAATGAGCTTTTATGGTTATCTGGCTGTAATTTACACTTCTTTTTATCAAATGAGTCCCGTGTAAATTTCGAATCAATCAAACAGCTTAAAACAGCTTTGAACAACATTCGGCCTTTTTGGTTGTATAGACCGAAGAAAAATTCTTTACAAATTTTTGAGGTTATATTTGATGAAAACAAAACAATCCATGAAATCAGAGAAATATAACAAAAGGACTAAACCATGCGCCCTGCCACCAAAAAAGCTCTTCTTGCATCTATCGAGCATTGGAAACAACTCGAACAAGTCGAGAGTACGGATGAAATTAAAATCGGCTCTAATTTTTGCGACCTTTGCAAGCGTTTCGGCAAGGGTTGTGAAAAATATTATTCAAAATCTAAATCAGAACGCTGCCCCGTTTTCGCATCAACAGGTTTTCAAGGTTGCATAAACACTCCTTTTCTCACGGCACGCTTATATGCAAATTCCTTCGTCTATGAGCGGTTCCGCTTACCTGCAGATAAAGACACCAAGGAAAAACTCCTGAAAATTTTTCATGAAGCCGCAAAAGCCGAACGTGAATTTTTAGAGTCCTTACTCCCGAAAGGCTCAAAAAATGCAAATTAACATCGGCCACGAAAACCAATCTTTCCAACTCAAAACCGCCGTTTCAGTTCTTTCCTCTATCATCCAATCTAAAACTTTCAAATTAACTCCCAAAGAACGCGAGGCACTTATCAATTTTATTTCTGATCTCCAAACCGCACTTGACGAAAAAGACGAACGCGAATGGCTTGCCTACAACCTCGGAATTTTACTATGACCCCTAAAACCCTCGAAGCCCTGCAAGAGTCTATTGCCCATTGGCGATACAACGAACAAATCACAGACATCAACAAGGCCAGACTCGGCCCTGCCGAATGCGCCCTCTGCGCCAACTTTAAAGACCATTGGGACAAACCTATGTGCACTGGCTGCCCGGTTTTCCTAAAAACCAAAACAAGAGGTTGCCGCTTTACGCCATATGACGACGCTGTCTTTGCGGCAGAAAATTACGACCTAGCCGCCTTTCTCTCCGCCGCAAAAGATGAGCGAGAATTCCTTGAGTCCCTCCTTCCAAAGTCCGTCCCTAGAGCCTAATCCATGCTTTATCTCGCAGTTATCAAACTCGCAGACAACACTTATCTGTATTTTGGCCCTTTCCAAGACTACACAGTCGCCAACGATTTCGCACAAGTAAAATTTACTGAATACGTTGACGGAAAATGTGCTTACGTCGAAGGACTAATCTCTCCAGTTCTTTTCCCTAACCGCAAGGTCTAATATGCAAACTTTCCTCCCTCTCCCAGACTTTGTTGCGTCCGCCATGACCCTGGACAACCGCCGCCTCGGAAAGCAGCGCGTTGAAACGCTTCAAATTCTAAACGCCCTCACAAACCCGTCTTACGGTTGGCAAAACCATCCGGCCGTAAAAATGTGGCGTGGGCACGTTCCAGCTCTTGTCGTCTACGGCCTTGCTATTTGCAACGAGTGGAAACGACGTGGTTTCAATGATACATGTGCAGAAAAAATCGCAGCATTTATGCCGGATGACCCCGGCATTCTATTCGACCCGCCATCATGGCTCGGCTCGGAACCTTTCCACGCTTCCCACCGTTCAAATCTTCTCCGCAAAGACCCGCAACATTATTCCCAATTCCACTGGACTGACGGCCCCGACCTCCCCTACATCTGGCCGACCCCTTAATACCAGCGAGCAAACTCATGCAAAAATGTCTTCTTTCTGACATAAGTTTAATGGGCTTTGACTTTATTGCAAAAGTCCATTTTACAATCGAAAGCTTTGGTGAGCGCCCTTCGGGGCAATTCGGTCCGCCAGAACATTATGACCCCGGCTGTGACCCGGATTTTTCTATCGACAGCATTAACCTTTCTCTCGAAGACCTTTTCTGGGACGAGGACAAAAATATATGGATTACAACTCACGGTCCAGAATTTGAAGCAACAGGAGCCCTTTTTTCGGTTCTCGCGTCAAGCAGAAAAATTGACGAAGCAATACTTTCTTATATCGAGGAGCACGAACATGACAAACATGGGATATGGGCAGACTATGCCGAAGACTAACGCAATCATAAAACCCCGTCGCCCTCTCACATTCTCTTGCAGGAGTATATCTGAGGCTTTCAAAATTATTTCGGCACTTAACCCTCGCCCCAAAGACCGCTGGGCGCACATCCTTGTCGAGGCAGACGGAACAATCACTCTCACATTCCGCAAACTTTAACCCGGAGTCTCCGTCATGCTTTTCGTCGCAGCCCTAACCTTGTTCATTTTCTTCTTATCTTGGCTCACATTCGCCCTCGTCGCATACATTTTTATCTACGGCTCTCTAGTTTTTTCTTATCTTTTTATCTGGGATGACCAAACTCGAAAACAAATCTGCCCGCACGGGCTATGGGCAACAATATTTTTGGATAAATAATGCCGAGCTGGGGATTAGACCCATTGACTTTACGTCCTTGTCCCTTTATTGTCCCTCTTAACCACGGAGTCCGCCATGTCCCGCACACCACCTGTCCACGCAGCTACAGCCATTTACTCCGAAGGCGATTTTATCTTTGTGCAACTCCGTGCGACGAAAGGCTACACCACAGAACTATCATTCCCTGCCACGCCCGGCGGAATGGCGGCGCTTCTTCGGCTTTTGCGTGAACGGGAAATGGCGCTTGCTGTATCACCTCACGCTATCGCACTGCCGGTAATGCCAATCCAACATGTGATCGACTCATGGGCGCGCGATCCAAACATTGAAGCTAAGGCGGCACGAGCACATGAACGTGCAGAGCGTGAACGGTTTCGATCAAAGCCGCGCGAAAAACAGCTCGAAGAATTATCAGCGCTTTTCGAGAAACCCAATTTTGAGTTTTAGCCCACCTGTGCTTCACTAACAAATGGATCTAACCTATGACATTCAACCAAACTCCAGACGATCTTTTCGTTTTTTTCGATAAAATCGGAGCGGAAATTTCAATCTACCGTAACCCGCAGTCGTGGATGCAAAACAAGCCTTGGTTTTGCCGCATCACTTTAAAACGACACAACGCGGAATTATCTGTTAAATCTGAAGCGGAGTCAGCACAAATCGCCATGTTAAACGCTTATGATGAATTTCGTGATCTTGCAAGGACGATTGATTTATGAGCACCGCTACGTATCTTGCTAAAGTCAACGGCATGTTAGATCGCCCAGAACTTCCTGACGCGAAAACCAAAGAAAACTTTTTATATTCCCTAATTTCCTATTGGCAAAGGGAACTTAACAACCATAGAAAGGGCCGCCCGACTAAATTCACACCACTCGAAATAAACGAAATAATTTCTGAACTCGAAAACCGTATCAAAACAATTCGACAAGAGGCAAAAAATGCAAAAACTTGAAGAACCTTTCCGCAGCGATCTCGCGCAACTTGCATATGACCGAACGCGCGCAGAAACAATGCGACTCTGGGAACTTTTTGGACAAACCCCAGACGCGCTTGGTGTTATTTCCCAGACAATTATGCACTCGGCTTTTGTAAATCTTTTTACCGTCATGAAAATTGACGTTGGTGATGATATTCCTGCCAAACGCGTAGCCCAAATATGGGTGGAGTCAATGACAGAACAATTTGCGAAAATGGACGAAGACTTTGCGGTATCACAAGTCACCGTTGCTCAACGCAAAGCCGCTAAAAACGCACACTAATCGGAGACTGAAATGATTTCTAACCCACGCCAGCCTGCAACCGCCCCACTTGTCGGAATGCACTTTCGCCCGCCCGCTAAAGCGATCCTTCAATCCCTTCCTGCGTTTTATCCTTTGGAGCTTCGACCGGAGCCTGACAACCCTTACGATCCGAATGCCGTTGCGGTCTGGTTTGACGCCCGCCACCTTTCCCCCGAAGCAAAAGAAGAACTTGAAAGCACACTTCCTGGCCAAGGACAGGACCTTGAGTCATTGCTTTCGCAGCGATGGTGGCAGATCGGCTACATGGCTCGCGAAAGCGCCGCGCAGCACCAATCCGACATCGCCGCAATAATCAACGGGCACAACGAGGACGCAGAAGTTTCGGGCGAGGGCTTCATCTGGACCGGCTATCCTGCCAAACTCGCATTTGACGGTTCTGGCAAACCTCTCGTTTCTTTCAACATCTAAGGAAACTGCACAATGGAAAAAATTGATTGGACAAAACCCATCGAGAACGATCAAGGTCCGTGCACATATCTTGGCGAAATCAAACGAACAAGAGACATTGTGTCTTTTGTCATAAAATCAAATTGCCGAAATGACCCCTCGCGTGAAACAGTAATTATAGTAAATAGATATGGTATTGATGAATATAACATAAAAGATTTCAAAGTTAGAAATGCCGAACCAGAGAAAGTTTGTTATTTTGCGTTCAAACCTGATGGTTATAGCACTGCAGCGACTACAGTTTCTTGTCCAACTCTTAATAAAGAAGAGCTAAAATCTTACGACTATACTCACGCCATCAAAATCACAACCAAAGGCAATAAAATCATATCAATCGAACCGATCACACTCTAAAATGGAGCCCACAATGCCCAAAGAAATCTGGAAATCAATTCGAGGTTACACTGGTTTTTATGAAATCAGCAACAAAGGCCGAGTGCGGTCGCTTGACCGCATAATTTCCGATAAAAACGGCCACAAGCGCCGTATAAAGGCTCGGATGCTTACCCTTCACCCTCACAACTCCAACTCTTTCACAGTGACATTAAGCAAAAAGTGCAAGCATCGTGGCTACACTATCGCCCAGCTTAAAGCCAAAGCATTCAAATGACCTTTCGTATTCACAAAAATGTAAAACCTGTTCCACGCACACGATACCCATTTGTGCGAATGGAGATTGGAGATACATTTTTCGTGCCTTGCAATAAGTATTTCACAGAACTCGAACAATCAAAAATTCACAATGCTGCTCGCCGGTATCGTGAAAAACACGTTGCAGGTTTTCGGATAACAACTTGGACTGCAAAACAAAGCGATGGCAAAACCGCCATCGCCGTTCAACGCATTCACTAGCAGAGGTATTCGTCGTGACGCCAACTCCAGAACAAGCTGCAATTATCGAAGCCGCCACGCAGCCGCAGTCGCTGATGGTCAACGCACTCGCAGGCACCGGCAAAACCACAACCCTCACCATGCTCGCAAAGGCTCTCCCAAAGCGCCCAGCACTTGCACTCGCGTTCAACAAAAAAATTAAAGAGGAACTCGAAAAGCGTTTCCCCCCAAATTTCACTGTCATGACCATGAACGGTCTCGGCCATCGCGCATGGTCTTTTACTATAAACCAAAAAAAGATGTTTATTGACGCAAACAAAATTGGTCGTCTCACAAACGAAGCCTTGAAAGATTTTCCTGAAAGCAAATCAGAATGGGGAAATATTCGTGCCCTTGTTGTGTTAGCGATGCAGCGTGGACTTGTTCCTTCACGGTTTGAACATGCAAAAGGTCTTATTCCAGACACCCCAGACACATGGCTCGATCTTGACGACGAATTCGATCTTGGTCTTTCGTCAGACGAGCGTAAACTTGCTCGCCGCATCCTTATCAATTCCATTGACGAAGGATTGAAAGGGTGCATTTCTTACGACGACCAGATTTATCTTCCGGTTGTTTTTTCTGGTGCGTTTCCTCGTTTCGAGACCGTGCTTGTGGACGAAGCGCAAGACCTTTCTCCGCTTAACCACCAGATGCTCAAGCGCGTTGCGGCGGGTAAACTAATTGTCGTAGGCGATCCTCGCCAAGCAATCTATGCTTTTCGCGGTGCCGACCACAATAGCATGGACAATTTGAAATCTCTTAAATCTGAATGGATCGAACTCCCTCTTAACACAACATTTCGTTGCCCGCAGAGCGTGGTCGAGCGCCAACACGATCACACCCCGGATTATGTTGCCGCGCCCTCCAATCCAAAAGGTGCAGTCATTGACTTAACCGGGCATGATGCTTGGAATTGGAAAAAGATTTTAAGAATGTCAAAAGGATCAACTGCGATTTTGTGTCGTAACAACGCACCGCTTTTGTCAATGGCTTTTAAGCTTCTCCGCCAAAACATCGGTGTAACGATGATGGGGAGAGAAATCGGAAAAGGGCTTTCAAATTTATGTAAAAAACTTGCGCCCGATCAGTCTCTTGCCATTGCAGATTTCACTTTGCTCCTTAATGACTGGTTTGAACGCGAGTTGTCAAAAGCAGAAGCAAACAAAGACGCGGTAAAAATTGACACAGTAACCGACCGTTATGAGTGTATTAAAGCAGTGCTTGCGAACAAAAATCCAAACAACGTAAAAGAATTAATTTTTGAACTTGATAATCTTTTTGCGAAAGACTCCGGACTTGTCACTCTTGCGACCGGGCACAAAGCAAAGGGGCTTGAATGGGACACGGTAATTCATCTTGACCCTTGGCGCATTCCTTCAAAATGGGCAAAGAAACCGTCCGAAATCACACAAGAAAATAATCTTTGTTACGTGCTGGAAACTCGCACGAAACACACTCTCATCCTTGCGAACCTTTCAACTTTCGAGGCATGACATGCACTATCTTGACCCTGCCCGTCCACGAATATCGGGGCTTCCGGCGTTCAGGACGGAATTAAACCCGACGGGCCTTTCGATCATACCGGGGTTGCATTGCGCGCCCCGTGAAGGGGATAGGATCGAAATTAGCGGGTTCTTTTCGACAGGGCGGAATAGTTGCGCACGCCGGGAAATTATTATCGCGGCGGCGGATTTTGCGTCTTTTTGGGAACGATGGCTTTCTGACCCGGAAAGCGTTGCAGAAAGCGACTTCAACTGGAAACCATTACCAACACAACCTGCGCTCCAATCAAAACCTGTTCTTTCTCTCGACGATCTCCTTGGAGACTTCTCATGACACAATTTACACCACAATCTCACAAAAAAGGGTTTAATGAAATGACCCTTCACGAACTTCGAGAAGAAGAAGCGTTTTGGTCTCAAGAAATTGAAAAAGCTGAACAATGGGGAGCCGCAGTTGGAGTTACCCATTCCTTTCTTAAAGACTGTAGACGATTTATTGCACGCAAAGAAAAAGAGCAGCAAAATGAAAAATCACTTTAGACCCATTTTCCCCCTTGTCTTTTGCGCATTTTTGTGCGATGGTTACACTACGTTTTACGCGCCGCAAGGGCAATTCGCAGGGACCGCGAACACAAATCAAAACTATTCCACATTTTACGGCCCTTCGGGAGAATTTGCCGGGAGCGCAAACACCAACACCAACGGAACAACTTTTTTCGGCCCTTCCGGCCAATACGAAGGTTTTTCCAACAACTCCGGAGAATACGGCGAATGAGCGCGATACTTGCCGCAGCTTTTGCTGCAAACATGATGATTTCCGGCGTCCCTTCTCGTGTGCATGACGGAGACACTTTAACAATAAACAAACAAAGCATTCGGTTGTTTGGGATAGACGCGCCAGAACTTAAAGAACCTTACGGTTTCTTGTCACGGAATTATCTTCGCGCGTTGACAAAAGGTGTTGAAATTTCCTGCAAACTTACAGGTAAAACGACATACAAACGCGTAGTAGCACGATGTTTTTTACCGAGCGGCCAGGAAATTAACCAACTTATGGTTGAAGGAGGCATGGCTCTTGATTGCTTTGGGTATAGTCGCGGGATTTATCGACAATTTGAACCACTTTCAGCTCGAGCACGT